CGATGAGTGCAGCAAATTCTGGACTATGGTGTCGGCTTCTTCAAGGAGCGCAGCTTCAACTATTCAGGCAATGTTTTGCTGTCGTTGTCTGGGGGACGATCATCTGCGGCAATGCTTCGTTTGCTGCTCGACCAGCATGGAGGCGCACTGCCTGCCAATTTCAAGGTTATATTCAATAATACAGGTAAAGAACATGATGCCACATATGATTTTTTGCAACGCATTCAAGATGACTGGAAAGTCGAGATCATAGGGCTTGAGCTTTCGGGCTTTGTCTCTGATAAAGAGGTAGCCTACAAGCATGTTACATTTGACAATGCAGCTCGAAAGGGTGAGCCTTTTTATGTGCTAATGGAGCATAAACTAGGTTTTCCGCCTCGGCGTGCCAACAGACTTTGCACGCTATATATGAAGGTTCTGCCTAGCATCCAATATGCAACTGCGGAATTAGGATGGGCGTCCTACACTCAGTTACTCGGCTATCGATCTGATGAACTTAGTCGTCTGCACAACGCGCGAATGCGGTGCGGAAAGAGTAAATTACCTTATATTCCTGAAGCGCCGTTGATACGAGCAGGGATCAATAAGGCAGCCGTGCTCTCATTCTTTGCTCAATATGAGTTCGATTTAGGTATTCCTGATAACTGTGGGAACTGCACGTTTTGTTTTCTCAAGGACGAAGTGAAGTTGCGTCGCGTGATGCAGCAGATGCCCGGTGAGATTGACTGGTGGATAGAGCTTGAGAAACATTGGGGAAAAGGCACTGACAAAGGAAAGTATCCGTTACAGTACATGATTATGCCAAACGGTGGGTATCAAGGCGTTAAAGATCGCGCAACAGCATTGATGGCTCCTGTCGTTGATGAGAACCTTGAGGATCTCGAATGCAATTGCACGGATTGACGTGATGCTGCGCAATATCAGACGCAATGTGGTAACGACTTCTAATCCACAGATCACTGCTGCGAACTTTTCCGAATATCAACGCGCGCTGTTCTTCGTCAGGCTCGGCGCCATCGACATCTGCAATGAAGCGCCCTATCACATCGACTTCGACAAATGGCCATATAACGACCAATTGAACTATGAAGCTGGGCGCGTCGATACGAGCAACTTAATCGCCGCCGTGCCGCATGCAGCGCGCAGACAGCTTGCGCGCGAGATCGTGCAAGCATGGCCCGAGAACATGCAGGGAGTGCCGCCAACTATCGCGAGAGCGCTCGGCATGGCTAATCAGACGACGGGCAGTGCATATCCCAAGACAGTGCAGCCGAACAGTGACGACGTGCAGGCAGCAGTGACACGCGATGCACGCGGGCGTATGCTGCTCAGAGTGCCCACTGTGTCTGAGGAGTGATCCATGCTTGCTCGTCGCTCACTGCTCGCTGGTTTGTTTGTTGCGCCCGCGATCATTCGCACGCCTGGGCTGTTGATGTCGATCAGCAGCAAGCGCTTAGTGTTGCCGGATATGTATGGCTTGGTTCATGTTGAGGGAACCACATACAGAGCGACGCGACCTGTCTTGCTCACAGAGTGGCAGGGACGCGCGCTTAGACCGCAAGCGCTCCTTCGCGGGGATTGTATTGTTTTCAACCAATAGGATCAAATAAATGCCCGCCACGCTTGTTCACTTCCAATATCGTCTGCGTGGCAGTTGTGGTTGGTTCACTTATCGTGTCGTGTGTCTGCATGAAGTCACGCAAGATTACATCGAGCGTTGGCAGAACGGCGGATATGAAATCAGGATAATCAGCGAAGATCGTTTCTCCGAACTTGATCTTTGAAGAAGGGCTTGCAACGAGTCGTGACGCCCGCTATATGCAACACGTCTTGACGTGCTTTACCGACCCTTAGCGCACACCAATTCTGCGCGTGGGACTGCGGAGCCGTCTACTCCATGCAAAATAAACTGGTTGGGAAGCTCAGAGAATGAGAGCATGGTACTGCGCGCAAACTGAACCAAACTGCGAATACAGAGCCCGCAAATATCTTGAACTGAGCGGAATACCAGCCTTCCTTCCAACATATCTGACCAAAGACAAGAGCAGACATCTCAAGGTCAATCTCTTGTTTCGTGGTTATGTGTTCTTCTCGCTCGACGATCCGATGCTCTGGCCGCGCGTGCGCACGATCACAGGCATCTTGCGTGTCATCACAAATTCGCCGCTCGAAACATCAGACACGCCTTGGTATGCAATGCCATCGATCTGCGCATCAGACGCTATCGAACGGCTCAGAGCAGCGTGCTTGTCCTTCGACGAGTATCGGCGTGATGGCGACAGATCGCACGCGCTGCGCACACAGCAATACATCACAGCGGGCTGTTTTGTGCGTGCGCTCTCGGGTCCCTTAGCTGAGTTCGTCAACGTGCAGAAGCCCATCGTCGAATGGGCTGATGAAGAGCGCGCCATCTTGCCGCTCATCATGTTCGGGCGTGAGCATAAGATCGAATTCTATCAGAAAGACCTTGAACTTGTCCCCACATAGGGAGTGTTGATCTTGCCGATCCGCCCTACTGATCCCCGTCGCAGCATCCTCGAGATCATGCTACGGGAAACCCTGCAAAAGCACAATTTGCAGGAAGAGAGGCTTAACTCATTCGAGCCCATCTTCGCTCGTCTCGAGGATAAGCTTGATCTCATACTCAAAATAGGAGCACGTATCTTGGCAACTCTCGCAGACCTGAAAGCAAAAGTTGATGCAGAAGGCACCGTCGTCAATTCAGCGGTGACGTTGATCAATGGCATCAGTGCCGAACTGAAGGCAGCGCTTGCTGCGAATGATCCCGCGGCCGTGCAGGCGATTGCTGACGAACTCGACGCGCAGCAGGCAGCGCTTGCAGCAGCCGTCGCGAACAATCCCGATCCTGCTGCATCTGTGACGGGCGCCGGCACTGTTGGTGGCGCAACGACTTCGGGCGCCGCTTCGGCGTAAAGACTGAGGAGCGTCGAGACTGCCAAGTCTCTCGACGCTATGCGAGCGTGACGCATGGTACGACAGGCAATCCAGGGCAGTCTGTAATCACGCAAGCCCTGGACCAATAAAGGAGCGAAACAATGGCCACAGCAATTGGTCCTGCGACACTTGAGATGAAGCGTCTCGTCGAGCAGTTGAACAAGAAGGCGGCTGAATTCCGCGCTGAGGGTTTATTGTTCTCATTCACAGCAGATCCCGCGTTCCCTGGTGTCGCTCTGATGTCGCCTGTCAATCGTTTCACATTCCCAGGGTAAGTCATGCCGCGCGTTGCATTGAAGCCAGAGCTAAGGGTCAAGACATCGCAGCCTAGCATGCTCGGTGATCTTCCGACAGCACTCGGCATCGAGCTTCCAGCACGCGCAGCAGACACATCGAGTGCGATGCGGACGACAGAGAGCACAGCAGCAGCAATCGCGCGCTCGTATCGTCGTGCAGAGGATTACGAGATCGACGACGAAGCAATCGACACGTTGACGTATAAGCCGCATGCAGGTGGACGCCCGACTGACTGGTCGAAGAAGTTTCCTCGTATTGCGTTTACCTTTGCATTGCTCGGGTTAAGTGATGAGCGCATTGCTCAGGCAATGGGCATTGATGTGACCACGTTCTATGCCTGGCAGAAAGATCACCCTGAGTTTTCCCAGGCTCTCGTCGATGGTCGGGATAATGCAGACGGTCTTGTCGTCAATGCGATGTTCAAGCGGGCCACAGGTTTCAAGTTCAAGTCGGTGAAGGTGTTCAACGATAAGGGCGTGCCGCTCTATGCGCCTTATGAGGAATTCGTGCCGCCTGATGTGACAGCGGGCAAGTACTGGCTGAGCACGCGTCGTCGTAAAGAGGGCTGGGCTGATGCTGAAGCCCCTGCTGGGTCTGCTGTGAGTGTGACCATCAACGTCAGTGATCCGCAGGAAGCTGCAAAGCAGTATCGCGAGATCATGCAGCTTGAGGGCGTGGCAGAGTGAGACAGTTTGTCATGCGTGCGCAGCCTCGCGCTGTTCTCTTCGTCACGTTGTCAAAGATGGTGCCACGTTGCACGACGACCTGTCGCATTGAATGGGTCTTGATCAATGCGGAATGCGATACGCGAGCAGAAGCGCTTGAGTATCAGCAATGGGCTGAATATGTCGCGGGTGAAATTGCGTGGATCGTGGAGCGCTGATCATGTGTACGTTCGATCATCATCTCCCAGATGAGTATGAGTATTGCCGACGTTGCGGCTTGCTCATTGTCGGGCCGATGATCGACAGACGGCAAGAGCCCTGTGATCCCCCCGATGCGCGTATCCTCGTCGAGCGTCGGCTGGCATCGATTGTCGCCACGAACAACATCGAGGGCGACGTGCAATGGGCTATTCGTTCTCTGACTGATGATGCGATGCGTAAGCAGCGCTCGTGCGAAGACGACCCGGATGCCACTTGACGACACAACGCCGTCCTCAGTCCTCAATCCTGACTTTGATTGGCGTAATCCAGATTACGGGACGATCTTCGCTCAGCGTGTTGAGCGACTTCGACGCATTCGTGCGAAGCCGGAGTGCTTGCCCGCACTGCGCGTCTTCTACAAGCACAACCCGGCGCAGTTTATCAACGATTGGGGCATGACGTTCGACCCTCGTCTCGTCGAGCGCGGCTTGCCCGGTGACGTGCCCTTCTTGCTCTTCCCGAAGCAAGTCGAATGGATTGAGTATGCGGTCAACAAATGGAAGAATAGGGAACGCGGGCTCACTGACAAGAGCAGAGATGGAGGCTTGTCGTGGCTTGCTGTGTCGCTGAGTGCGACCCTCTGCACGTTCTATGATGGCATGCTGATTGGCTTCGGTAGTCGCAAGGAAGAATATGTCGATCTCGCTGAGAGCCCGAAAGCGCTCTTCTGGAAAGCGAGATACTTCATCAAGAATTTACCACGCGAGTTTCGTCCCGGCTGGGATGATCGCAAGCACGCGCCCCATATGCGCATCATGTTTCCATCGACGGGCTCGACGATGACAGGGGAAGCGGGCGACAACATTGGGCGTGGGGACAGAGCGTCAATCTACTTCGTCGATGAAGCTGCCTACCTCGAGCGTCCCTTGCTGATCGATGCTGCGCTCTCGCAGACGACGAATTGTCGCATCGACATCTCGTCTGCGAATGGCTTGGGCAATCCCTTCGCGCAGCTACGGCACTCGGGCAAAGTCGAAGTGTTCACGTTGCACTGGCGCGACGACCCACGCAAAGATGAAGCGTGGTATGAGAATGAGAAGCTGAAGATCAACAACCCTGTGATCGTGGCGCAAGAGTTGGACATCAACTATGCGGCATCGACTGAAGGCGTGCTGATCCCTAGCGAATGGGCACAAGCTGCTGTCGATGCGCATGTCAAGCTCGGGATGACGCCAACGGGCTCACGATATGGCGCGCTCGATGTCGCAGATGAGGGCGCCGATCTGTGCGCATATGCGGGAGCGCATGGCTTCTTGCTCGACTATCTCGAGGAGTGGAGCGGGAAGAACAGCGACACTGCCTACACAACAGCGCGTGCGTTCAGTCTCGCCGAAGAGCTTGAGCACGAATTCTTCAGGTATGACGCAGATGGAATTGGTTCTGCTATTCGTGGTGACGCCCGGGTGCTCAATGAGCACCGCGCGCAGTATAAGCGACGCCCGATCCGCGTTGAGAGCTTTCGAGGCTCAGGTGCAGTCCTTCACCCTGAGCGTGAAGCGGTTAAGGGTCGAAAGAACAAAGATTATTACCAGAACTTCAAAGCGCAAGCGGGATGGGCACTGCGCGTCAGGTTCCAAAAAACTTATCGCGCAGTCGTCGAGGGCGCTCCTGTCTCAGCGAGCGACATCATCTCGATCTCGTCAAAGCTGCCATTGCTCTCGAAGCTGCTGATGGAACTGTCGCAGCCGACTTACGAGATCAGCAGTTTGGGCAAAGTGGTGATCGACAAGACACCTGAGGGCGTCAAAAGTCCGAACTTGTATGATGCAGTCATGATGCGATTTGCACCACGGGGCAATGCTCCGATGCAGATCGCAGCAGGAGCCGCCCAGCGTATTGCACAACCCTCTCCCGCGCAGATACAGGCGCAGATGCAGCCTAGTCGCTCTGGCCGTTTGATGATGCGCGGGAAAATAAGAAAGAGATTTTAGCAATGTCCCCTTCACGCAAAATGACAGACGAGCACTGGGCGAAAGCCATCATCATTGAGGTGACAGGTCAAGCTAGCACGCCATCGTCGATGCTCAAGAGCATGATCGCAGACATTCGCGATATGCCGCGCGGTCGTCCAATCGCTGATCTGCCCGACGACAATACGTCAGTGCTCGCGCGCACGGAAGATGGACGCGTGATGATCTGGCGCGCATCGATCTTGCACAACACGCTGCGCAACAGGGACAAGCTGCCGAACAACTTGCAGTTCCCTGCGACGCAGTGGATGCCGATATCTGATATCGTTTGGTAAAGGGTCTGACTGTTTGCCGAAGCTCCCAAGCAAGATGACGGCCAACGGGCGCGCTCGCGTGCAGCCCGTCCCGGTACAGTCGCAAGCAGAGCCGCCAAAGGTAGCGGCAAAGAAGACGCCGATGAAGATCAGCCCTGAACTGATCAGTCGCATGCGTAGAGACCGCACCAAGCGCACGCAGCCACAGGAAAACCCCTTTAAGCTGCCGCGCGTGATGCCCGGTGTCGTCCCTGACGGCACGCCACAGCTTGCCATGGACAACGACATCGAGACTGGGTTCAATACAGCGTTCGCTGGTCTCCCAGTTCACGGCATGTGGGCTGAGGGCATCGGCTTCATGGGATATCCGTATCTCGCGATGCTCTCGCAGCGCAGCGAGTATCGGCAGCCCGTCGAAGTGCTCGCAGAGGAGATGACGCGGAAGTGGATCGATATCAAAGCCGAAGGCGACAATAAGGCAGACACTGCGCAAGCGTTGAATGACGCGCAGGAACGTTTCAAGCTGCGAGATCGCTTTCGGAAAGCGCTTGAGATCGACGGCATCATGGGCATGTCGTTTATCTATATCGACCTGAATATGCCGGGGGACAGTAACACGCCGGTATGGGAAAATCCCGACGAACTGCTTGCACCATTGACGCCGACACCCGACAAGATCGGCAAGGGCATGCTGCGGGGTTTCAAAGTGCTTGATCCAACATGGATGGCGCCGAACGTCTATGACGCGACCAATCCCATGTCAGACACGTTCTACAGACCACAAGTCTGGTGGGTAATGGGCAAGCAAGTGCACGCGTCGCGCTTGATCACGATCTTGTCACGTCCCGTGCCTGATATGCTGAAGCCTGCCTATAACTTTGGCGGGCTGTCGCTCTTGCAGATGATGAAGCCATACGTTGACAACTGGCTGTCTACGCGTCAGGCAGTCAACGACTTGATCAACGCCTTCACTGTCTGGGTGCTCGCGACCAACATGGAAGCCGTGCTGCAAGACGATCTCAGTGGTTCAGGCGGCGAGGGGTTCGAAGCGCGCATCGATCTGTTCGCGAATACGATGAACAATCGCGGCGTAATGGCTATCGACAAAGAGAGCGAGACGCTGGAGAACATCTCGGCGCCGCTCGGCTCGCTCGACAAGCTGCAAGCGCAAGCGCAAGAGCACATGTCGTCGCCCTCGCGCATTCCGCTTGTCAAGTTGTTCGGCATCACGCCATCGGGCTTGAATGCATCGAGTGATGGTGAGATACGCACGTTTTACGACAGCATCCATGGCATGCAGCAGCGCGTCATCGGGGATGGCATCGATCTTGCGCTCAAGATCATTCAGTTGAATGAGACAGGCTCGATTGACGAGGAACTCACTTATGAGTTCGTCGAGCTTTGGCAACTCGATGAAGCAGGCAAAGCTGCTGCGCGCAAGACTGATGCTGACACAGACGCTGTGCTGATCGGGGCAAGCATCATCTCCCCAGACGAAGCGCGCAATCGCATTGCATCTGATGATGGTCCGTATGCTGGGCTTGAGGGTGAAGCACCTGAGCCTGTGCAACTCGACGACGATCTCAGCGGTGAAGAACAAGACGACGACGCGAACAAGATCGCAAACTCAGGCGCGAATGGCAATACCACAGGCGCCAATTCGGGGGTTTAATCAGGTGTCGAGCGCAGCCCAGACTGTCGAAGCAAAGTGCTATTGCGGGCGCCCTCTCGGGCACACAGGACGACACATCGGCGGTCTGAACAAGAAGACGCTCGGCTCGCCGAAGGGCATACGCTCGCCTAAGTTCATGGGCATGATCGAAGCTGAGATTGCTGGCTTGCATCAGATGATCGGCAAGCTCAAGAGCGAGATCAGAGCGAAGCAGCATGCGCTGCTCGATGCGGAATTCAAATTGAAGCCGCTCGCTGCATTGCTTGAGGCTTATCAGAATAAACGCATTGAGGGTCCCGTTGTCGCGTCGTCGTCGCAAGTGCAGCAGACGCATCTTGCCGTTGTCGCTGAGCGTCCGCCGCCGAAGCCTGTCACCGATGCGACTGAAGACGACTTCGAGCCTGTCGAAGTCACGTTTGAGGCAGTCAAGCGTTGGGCTGCGCAACGCAATCTGACATTCAAGACGTGGGACGATCTGCGCGCAATCAATCAGCGTCGCGAGCAGTTCGAACTGCCCCCCTTCAAGAAGAAGTTGTGAATGGCGCTGACGCCAAAACGAAAGCTGCGCAGTCCAAGCGGTAAAGCAATCGCGCTTCCCGCAATTCACCCGAATGTGGGTATTGCAGTGGGATACCGGCAACGTATCGACAAGCTCGTGGCGGAGATGCATAGAAGCGTATGCTACTGGCTGACTGCGCAGTATCGCGCAACGCCGCCATTGCTCGCGTCCGATGCGTCTCCCGCTGCTGAACTGCTCGCGCGCTTACGCCGCCTCAGCAGTCGGTGGTTAGCGAAGTTTGCAGAGGGTGCACAGCGGCTTGGCGAGTACTTCGCCACATCAGTGAACAAGCGCTCAGACGCCGCGCTCAGAACCATTCTACGGGATGCGGGGTTCTCGGTTAAGTTCAAGATGACACGACCGATGAACGATGTCATGCAAGCGACGATCGGTGCTCAGGTCGAGCTTATCAAGTCGATAGCGAGCGAGCATCTGTCAGACGTGCAAGGGCTCGTCATGCGCTCTGTGCAGGAAGGTAGAGACCTCGCAACGCTGACCAATGACCTGCAGAAGCGCTATGATCTGACACGCAAGCGCGCAGTGCTGATCGCACGCGATCAGAACAATAAGGCAACGGCTGCGATGACGCGCGTTCGTTATGAAGAGCTTGGTTTGACGAAGGCGATCTGGATGCATTCGGGTGGGGGAAAAGAGCCGCGCCCAACGCATGTCGCATTTGCCGCTGGGAAGCTCGACGGGCCGATCTTCGACGTGCGCGAGGGTTGGCTTGACCCAGCGGTTAATGAGCGCATATGGCCCGGTACGCTCATTAACTGTCGCTGTGTCTCGCGTCCTGTCATTCCGGGTATCTAGCGCATATTGTCTAGGTGTTGCTCACCCATGCGCTCCAACATGGGTGTGATGCGTCGCGCTTGCCTGATCACTTCTGCTGCCATGCGTGCGCTGTCTTGGAACTGCGCTTCGAGTTCGACGATGCGCTTGTCATAGAACCGACGACGTTCCGCTGCGCCGATCCACGATGCAACGGCCATGATGAGAAAGATCACGTTGATTGTGCCAAGCAGTGTCATTGCTTATCTCCTGCGTAAGAAAGTAGGTAAAGGCAAAAACTCGCCGATCCGAACGCTGTTGCAAGCCAAATCTCAGTGCTTCTGACTTTGCCGAGGATGTAGCAGATCAGGATTGACAGTGAGATGCCCTCGCATAAGCCCGAGAAGAACAGCAGCACATTCACCATCATGGCAACAGCACCTGATGGATCGCTTCATAGAGCTTGTCGAGCGTCTTCATGCGCTCGAAGATGAATGCGACAGCTTCGCCGCGCGATGGCCACGAGTGCACAAGGAAGCCGTCGGCGTCGTGATGTTTTGCCCAACGTCCATCGTTGAACTGCACGCCAAAACGACCATTCGTCATCTGCACAACGCGCATCACTTGTCTCCCAGTTTGCCGCCCGGCATCCCCTGCACTTCTCCGCTCATGGGCATCCCGGGGTGGATCTCGCGCTTGTGTGCTGGTGCATCTTCGCGAATGGCAACTTGCTCACGATCAGGACGAAAGCCGGGTGTGCGTGTCGCTGCGAATGCTGTCTCTGTTGCCGATACAGGTTCCTGCCAATCGCTGGGAAGACAACGCGGCGCTTTGCTCAGCACGATCTGCCCAGGGAACTGAGCCTCGAGCCAGCGTTCTGTGTCGCCACTGATACCGATCGCAGTCGTGAGCAGCAGTTTCTTGCCGCCTTCGTAAGTGTCGGTCGAGATCGGGAAGGTATCGCAGTCGTATTCCTGCAGATACGCAGTGATCTTCTCGACCATCGTTGGCTCGTTTGCCTGCTCGCTCTTCTCCTGCGTCATCATCTGCACAATCGAGCGCAGCATGCAAAGCCGTTCAAGGCGTATCGACGCGCTGCTTGCTGCTTCGTGGTCGTTTTCGTCCATGAATTGATCGTGTGCCGCTTGCAGCAGATTGACATGCTCATCGGCGAGCGCGAGCAGCAGCGCAACGAAGGGTCCGCTCTTGGTCTCACTCATTAGTTTGCTCCTTTGGTTTCGAAGTGCTCACGCGCAAGCCAGACGAGCCAGCCTTCGCGCTTGTTCTTGGAACTGAACCATACAGCATACAGAGGCTCCTGTTTCTTCTCTGCATGCAGGCTGTCGATGTAGCCAATCTGACCGAGATGCAGCACGCGATCCCAGTCCATGATGCTGCGATTGGGCGGGAACTTGACGAGCTTAACAGCCACGCCAATATCAGGCTCGTTCATGTGCTGTGAATGTCGCCTGGGAGAACAGAGCGCTTGCTGTCTGTTGGATGGCTGTTTGGCCAGTGTGAGTTCTGCTTGATGCGCTCTTCCAGTTCTCTTAGTGCTCGTGTTCCATACTGTGTCAGTGGCGCAGCGTGATGCGCGATGGTCAGGATTGCTTCTCGGAGTTCTTCAAGTGCGGTCATGTGCCTAACTCTGTGGAATGTGTGAATAACAGGATTACTATACGTCATGCCGGATCCCCTGCTCAAACTCGCCTATGATCGTTCGCTTCGGCGATACGACAAAGAGGGACGCTTGCATGTCGAACTGACCCCGATCAGCAAGGCGAACATCTGCCCATACTTCGGGCGCGAGATCCCGCACGGCGATCTGCTTGGGCTTGAGCCTGACCGCATTTATCAGATGTTCCGCGCCCCAGAAGAACTGGCGAAGGGCGCGCAGTCGAGCAACAACATCCAGCTGCTTGAGATCCACATCGGCGTCACTGCGCGTGATCCCAAGAAGCAGCACATCGTCGGTTCGACGGGCACGGATGCGATCTTCGACGCACCCTACTTGAAGAACAGTTTGGTTGTCTGGGACAAGACAGCCATCGATCTCATCGAGAGTGATCGCAAGAAGGAACTGAGTTGTTCCTATAGCTACACTCCCGACATGACGCCCGGTACGTATCTGGGCATGAAATACGATGGCGTGATGCGCGATATCGCGTTCAATCACGTTGCACTCGTTGAAGACGGCAGGGCAGGGGCGGATGTCCTGGTCGAAGATAGTTTACCGCTTAAACTCAACCCACGAGGATTGAAAATGCCGAAGACCACTCAGGCCACTTCGCGTAAGGCGCTTGTCGCCCGGGGCGCGTTGACGGCTTTTATTGCTCCCAAGCTCGCCAATGACGCGCAGATCGATTACTCGAAGATCCTGCGTGGGATCACTGCCGAGAACTGGGTTGACAGCCGGCCCGTTCTGCTGTCGCGGATCAAGATCGCGACGAATGGCAAGCT